AACTAATAATAGTGTATTATTTTTTTAATAGTCGTTTTTAATAGTCGTTTTTAATAGTCGTTTTTAATAGTCGTTTTTAATAGTCGTTTTTAATAGTCGTTTTTAATAGTCGTTTTTAATAGTCGTTTTTAATAGTCGTTTTTATTAGTCGTTTTTAATAGTCGTTTTTAATAGTCGTTTTTAATAGTCGTTTTTAATAGTCGTTTTTAATAGTCGTTTTTAATAGTCGTTTTTAATAGTCGTTTATGCAGTTGCCTTCTTCTTTCTTACTACCTTCTTAGGTGCAGGTGCCTCACTTTCTTCCTCTACAGGTTGAGGTGCCTTCTTAGTTACTACTTTCTTCTTAGGCTTAACCGGTTCAGGTTCAGGTTCAGGTTCAGGTTCTTCCTCTTCCTCTTCCTCTTCCTCTTCCTCTTCCTCTTCCTCACTGTCATCAACTTGAGTATCAGCAACAGGGGTGGTGAAAACAGTAGTTGGTTTCTCTTCCGGTTCATCATAATCATTAGAAGAAACCTGCTTATTCATAGAATTAACCAAATCATCAGAAAGCTTGATATGACACTGGTCATTGATGTTGGATACTTCACGAGGCTTAACTACACACTGTGCTAGTTTCCAAGTAACGCCCCAAGAATTACCACCAGCAGTCCAAACACCAGAGCATTGAACAAGGCATACAACCTGACTTCTACTGGGAACCAAATGAACAGGAGAATTGGTGACATCTCCGCAAGGATATATCTCAGTCATACTACAGTCATAGACCTTCAAGTTCTTCCACTCACCATCATAGTAAGGAACTCTAGGTCTAAAAGAAGGAGGTTTGGTAAAATCGTGCTGCTTTGTCAACTTATCCTTAGGATACTTCAAATAAGAATAGTAAGTCTCCGCAATAACCTCCTTAGAACGAGCCTTTCCAAACCAAGCCTCACTGTGCTTGGCGGCATCATCGATAATGCGCTTCTCAAACTCCTTCATCTTATCAAGAAATGAAGTTGTTTCGGGGGTTTCGTTCAAAGGAAATGCCAACTGTATATTATACTTGTTATCAGACTCACCGGTTGCAGGATCAACGTAATCTGAAATACCCCAAGTCATTAGCATAGGAGTAGTGACACTCACTACACGGTTAATCTGCGTGCTAATAATGGAAATACTTCTTCCTCCTCTGTCATTTACGCGAGGCTGCATATAACGGATGGCGTTAACATCCCAATCGTTGTAATCTACGGTGTGCTGTGCGGAACTAGACATGATGCTTGTGCTTGTATACATATAAGAAGGCATTACCTTTAAATCAATTTTGATAACATTTTCGCTTGAAATAAGAGATATCATATAGCATATATCGTGTCCTATTGGTTCTCGTATTTACAAATATATTGTGTTGAAGTATTAAATAATATAGACATAAAATATATGGATATTATAAAGAATGATAAACGAAATCATTATTCCACCAAAACAGAAAAAAACATATAAAAAAAGGCTACAAGACCACGAACTTAATTATGAAAACTATTTCAAATATACACTAACACTTGGGGGGTATAAAGTAAATGAACTTAAAAAGGCGTGTAGCACTTACAAAGTAAAGGTAACTGGAACAAAACCTGTTCTTATAGAACGACTAACAGAACAATTCAATAAAATTTATAATTCTATTCATATACAACGAATTTATCGCGGTCATTATCTTAGATTTAATTTAAAAAACAGAGGTAATGCATTACACAATAGGGCATTATGTAATAATCAAACAGATTTTTGTACAATGGAACCAATTGAAGAAATAGAACCATTTTTCTTCTTTTCCTATACGGATGATAATAATTTCACATATGGATTCAATATTACATCATTGGCACAAGTCATCCGAAGAAAAGGGAAAGTAATTAATCCATACAACCGTAGTTTACTACCTCATTCTACTACAAAATTAATATTGAGTATATATTATGGAAGTTTTATATTAAATACAGGATTTCGTGAAGAAAATATCAATGATTTACCTTCTATACGAACCTATATTTATCCTAATCTTCGACGTTCCAGAAACAGGAACAGAAATAGACATAGAGAAAATTATAACCCAGAACAATACCAACAATTAGTGCTAATGAATACAAATCGTGGTATGACATTTGACAATAGAGTTCAAGCATTATGTATGGAAATAGAACGACTTCAAACTGCGGTCAATGCTGATTGGATGTTACAATTATCTTTGACATCCTATAGGCGTCTCTATATCTTCTTATATGATATATGGTATTACAGAGCAAATATTCCATACGATATAAAATACAAAATATGCTATTTGTGTATGCCTCGTGGAACTCCCTTTGTTAGAAACTATAGATCAATCCAATTATATGGAATGGATGAAATGGAACTGAAAACCATTGTATTACAAATTATGGAAAATTTGGTATACTGCGGAATTGATGAAGAATATAGAAAAATTGGCAGTTTTCATGCTCTTAGTGCGCTGACTGTAGTTTCTAGTGGTGCTAGAAGTGCATTTCCATGGCTATATGATGCAATTATTTATTAATTTATAGAATTCCGTTATTATAACGCCATGATTCGTGTTAATAATTTACAATTATTAATTATTAACAGTTAAACTACTTAAAAAACTTACCTATAATAATGTATATACCCAGTTATGGTTAAGAAAACTACTACCGCTACTACTGTTACTGATAAGAGTGCTAAGCGCACCAAGAAGACTACCCCCGCAAAGGAGGCTGCTCCTGTTGTTGAGGCCGCTCCTGCCGCCGAGGCTGCTACCGTTGAGGTTGCTCCCACCAGCGCTACCGAGATTGTCACTGGCAAGATGGGAGAGTTCAGCGCCAAGCTAATGCAGATGACCTCTCTACTTTCCACTCTTAAGAGTGATTTCAAGACCCTTGAGAAGTCCATCACCCGCGACATGAAGGTTCTTGAGAAGGCTTCCAATAAGGGACGTCGTTCCAACGCTAACCGCAAGCCTTCCGGTTTCATCAAGCCTACACCCATCAGTGACGAGCTTGCCAACTTCCTTGGAAAGTCTCTAGGCACCGAGATGGCCAGAACTGATGTCAGCAAGGAGATCAACAAGTATATCCAGGCTCACAACCTTAAGGATAAGAACAACGGTCGCATCATCCACGCTGACACCAAGCTTTCCAAGCTTCTCAAGCTTCAGAAGGACGATGAGCTAACCTTCTTCAACCTTCAGCGTTACATGAAGCACCACTTCCCCAAGCCTGCTTCTGCTTAAATCAATAGTTAAAATAGTAAACGACAGAAAATAATATAAAAATTCATAACTCTATTTTCATATAAGTTATGAATAATGAACCAAAAGAACAGTCGTTCCAAAATATATTAGATGTGTATTTCAAAGAACACGGTAAAGACATTAATCTATATATTCTCACTCCTTGTTATGGAGGTTCTTGTTTCACCCATTACGTAACCTGCCTGTTGGATACAATAAAAACATTGGAATCTTATGATATCAAAGTAAAACCTGAATTTTGTAATTGCGATAGTCTAGTTCCACGTGCCAGAAACAATCTAATTGCACGTTCTATGAACAACAAAGAAATGACCCATATGATATTTATTGATGCGGATATTACTTGGAACCCATTAGATATATTAAAATTGCTTTATCACGATAAAGATATTATTGGTGGAATTTACCCATTAAAACGTTATCATTGGAATAAACTTTCCAACAATACCATTACAGAATGGATAGAAAAAAAACAACAAACCATTTTAAAGGATATTATTTCAGATGAAGACTTGATTGCTTGTAAAATGGTAAATTACAATTTAAATTATGTTGGTAACGAAATTAAAATAGTTAACAATTTAATTGAAGTAAAACATCTTGCTACTGGGTTCATGATGATCAAACGCAATGCAATCGAGCATATGTTCAAAGGATTTCCGTATACCAAATATGTAGATGATATTGGATTTTTAACTCAACCAGAAAATGAATTTGCCTATGCACTATTCGACTGTGGGGTTGAACACGGACATTATCTATCGGAAGATTGGATGTTTTGTGAACGTTGGCGTAAAATGAATAAATCTGTGTTTGTAGATGTTAGTATTTCTCTTAATCATACTGGAACAGAAACTTTCAAGGGGTGTTATTTGACATCACTCACGTAAAAAATATGATGTTATAACACATATAGAATAATATTAACAAAACATAAATCCTTCTTGTTGCATTATTTGTTTCACTTCTTCTTGATTCTCTGGACGAGTTTCTTTGCAATAACTTGTATTTTGATATTCAATAGGGTTGTCGTTATTGAATATTTGATAAGTCTTGAATAACAAAGACAAATCTTTGATGTATTTTGTATTTTTTGCCAACCATAAGTAAAACCCATAATATGGCTTATTTTTCTCCTTACTTTTCTTTATATACAATGTGTATTGTTTATACCACTTCATCGTTTCGTTCAATGAAGTTCCCATATCTACATTATAATCCGTTCCTGACAATACCATTATCTGTCGAAAATGGTCCATGGGCATTTCTAATTCTTCTAATATATTTTCCGTTTCATAAATGCTAACTGAATGACTTATCAAGTTAATGTTACGCAGCACAATTGGACAACCATACAAGAACATATCCATGTCATCACTAATACAACCATGAGCCATTCCACTTTTCACGAAATATGCACATAAATCATCTGCTTCATTAGGGGCATCATAATATATAACACCATATGCATCCATCAATGATTTTACTTTCACTATGTCTTCTCCACGTAAACGCACAAATTGCCGTTTCAATGCCTCCAGTTCTAATGACATCTTCTTTTGTTCTTGCTCATTCATTTCCTTTTTACTTTCCTCCAATAAAGTATTATACTTTTCTTCTGCTTCCTTCTTCCGTTGAGCACGTTCTATCAACACATCCTTCTTTTCCAATGGCGTTTTTCCATCGAATATGAAAATCGGAGTAATGTTATGCGTTTTCAATATCGAAATAAACAAATACATGTTTTCCATCAAAGCATACTCTGCTAGAAAATGATACATATAAATACTTGTATCAATAACAAGCGTTTTCCCAGATAATTTTTTCAAGTGTATTTTTCGAATCGATTGTGAAGTACATTTTTCTTTTAAATATTTATTCAAATGTCTAATTCCCATTTTTATTTTTATACTATGATATACAAATAACCGTTTGTTTCAATTTTACAAAAAAAATACAGTGTTTACAGATTTTTATTGGTTTTATTTACTATTTATTACTTACCTTTGGGTAACCATCTAATCTTACGCAGCGAGTTGTTTTTCAAGTTTCATTTTCAATTGTGTAATTTCATTTTCCAGTTCGGTCTTATCATCCTGTAATCGTTCAACATCACGTTCTAAACCTTGATTTCTTATATGCATGCCGTCTAAATCGTAGCGTAAACCGCCTTCTTCCTCTTCAATTTCTTTAATACGAGCATCGCGCTTTTTCAACTCATTTTCAAGATACTCATTTGTAGCGGCCAATTGTTGAATATTCTTTTCAATGACAACATCAGGAATTGGTTTGTGGTTTACCTTCAACACAATATATCCTACTTGCTTGTCTCCATTTTCATCACGAACATAGAAGCTACGATGCTTTGTCCCATCATAATAGCCTTTTTGACGGAATGTATCATACTGGTTCAACTTGGAACGAAGAAATTCCACGTTCTTATTGTTATACCAATGCTTGAAATGAATATACGCAGCTTTTCCAGACAATACCTCATTTGAATCACAACGATCCACAAAGTCTACACGAGAAACTTCTCCTAGACGCATATCATTTTGAATGAACGACTTAATTTGCTTTGGGTGAAACTGCTCAATCTTGCCTTGACGGTTCTCCAAAGACAATGTCTCAGGAATATAGGGAATGTATAGACTTTTCCATTCATCATCATTCAACTCTAAAGGTTCTATATAATAATTTCCTACATTATCCTCTGGAAAAGAGTCACATACTTTCAATGACAAATGAACCATACTATCACCATTTGGCCATTCCATTTTGAATTCAGGGAAAACCATCACTGTTCCCGATGTTTGTGAAAGTTGGTAATAAAGCATACTCGCAGCTTCATTCAAATAATGTTCCTTAATTTGGAAAATACTGCTATAGCTAACAGTCTCCGTCTTCAAACGCATATTATATTGTTTTTTTTCTGTAATTTTTACTTCACCTACCTTTCCAAATTTCATTTTCGTGTCAAAGAGTTCTTTCACACCTTCCTCTGAAGTATACTCTCGTGGCAATGACATTACCTTGTAATAACACACTGCACCTACCGAGCTTGCGTCAATCGCATTCACAGAGTTCTCCATCCCCACATTCGTGTAATAAACGGTTGGCTTTTCCATACTTGTAAGATTTTGATTGGACATCGATTGATAATATATGTTGCTGTATGTTATCAATCTATCCGAAATAATTATTTCAATTTTTCTTTGGAAATCTAAGCAAATCTGATTTTGTCTCTTACCATCATTAGCATTGTATCTATTTCAGGTTCTCGTCCAGGTTGAAAATGATCTAATCTCGCTTGTTTCGTTTCTAACAATATTTGTTTTAATTCTTCTTCTTGGGTAAACTTAGAATATAATGCAGTGTTACGTTCTTCGTCTTTTCGTGGATTAGGCACTTGATGATAGTCATTATCTGGGACAATATGCTTTTCTCTATATACTACATTCTTTTCCCGTCCTGTTTTACCACTTGCTATACGTGCTTTTGTTAAGTCCTTTGAAATATCGCTTTCACTATCTAATGAAAATTTATGATAAAAATCGGGAAATCCTTTTTTATACTGAGAACCCAATACGTAATGCTCTACTGTTTTCCATTGCCGTCCATCTATGGTTATAGGAGATTCCCAAGTATCATCCAATTTCTTTCTCCAATTCTTATATCTATTTAAAGTTACATAATCTATTTTTCTGTTAGGAGGAATCACTTCACCACTTCCTTCTCCGGGTTTCTTATTTGCAGCAGATTTATTGTAAAAACGGAATACTATACTATTATCAAAATAATTTTGTGTTTCTACTTCTTCTTCTACACCTAAGTCTTTATCCATTCCTAACTTTATCTTATATTGTTTGAAATCAGGATTGATTGCATAACTTCCAGCATTACGTTCTACGCATTTTTCAATAATTAAATCTTTAATAACCTTTGGTAGCGACTCAAAATCAAAATTAGTTCTCTTTTGGTAAGTAATCAACTTGTAATGGTCACCTGTATAAGAAACCAAAATGTAGTTATCTGGTCGTTTATTATGTTCGGCAACTTGTTGTCCGCACTGAACTACAGAATTCACATCTTTTTGAGTATACATTTCTTCCGATAAAATCACAAATTTGACATTTAATTCTTTCTCCATAGTGGTAATTGCCCAATCATCCGCCCAAAAATCTTTGGTTTTTATGAATGCTTTTAATTTTTCCAGACTATCAATATCTTCCATAAACTTGAAATCTTTCATTCCTTCAATCGTATCATTTTTTAGTGTTGTAGTGCTTTTCAATGTTTCTCCAACTACTTTGGCTTCTTCCAATAATTTCTGTTTATCGGATTTATTTACGGTCTTTTCCACGCGCTTCTTTAACATAGACAATTCCTTCTTTTTATCTTTTATTTGCTGTTCCTTTGTATCCAATTCACTTTTAAATGAATCATACAATTCACGATACGTGGTATATAACATCTCATCTGCTTTTTCTGATAACAATTCACGCTGTTCTTCTACTGTTTTCACTTTATCAGTTCCAGACAACGCGTCCCTTGTCATTGCAAAGAAACAGTCACCACAACCTTCATTATCTATTAGACCATAATCATTGTCTTGTAAATAATCATTAATCCATTCTGTATCTTCATTTGAAGTATATTCTTCTTTTTTTTCTTTGGGACCATCTAATTCGTTTTCTTCATTAGATTCTTGTTTATCCTCAACTAAATAAGACTTTTCAATAAAAGGGAGAAATATACCCATATCGATATCATAATCTCCTTCTTCATCGATCAGTTCTTTTTTTTGTGATACATCAAATTCCCATACTCCTATTTTAGAATGAATGTTATCATTATTTAACCAATACACCGGATGATATAAAACACCTTGTTCTTTATAACTATCATTTTCAGAACCTAATATTATTTCAATGGGCATATCAAATAATTCTACTTGATATGAAACATTTACTTCATGTCCAACATCTCCTTCTTCAATTGTATACTGTTTTTTATAGTTTATTTCGTCAGGTCGTAATACAGAGGAAACCATATATATTATCAAAAGATTAATATATATATCGTTTTACTTGTTTTTTTCTAATATATCTACAATGTCCATATATTTGAACACAATACGCGAAGATATACCTTTATGATCCTTTGCCTTTAGTTTTGCACATTGACGTATATAATCATCAATTTGCTTCCATTCTTCCATTTTTTGCAAAGTTCCTATCATTTTATTCATTATAATAAAAATATTTTCTGATACTTCTTCAATATAACTCATCTTCTCATGATTGGCTACATTATCCAATACAGAGGACAACAAGGAACACAAAATAGTTGGTATTTCCGTATTTTTGATAAGGTTATATTTATTCAATTCACATAAGAATCCTGTTAAGGAACGACGTTCATCATTTTTCTTTGTTACATTACAATACTCATTATAATCTTCATTCGCATCGACATATACTATATTCTCATAAGACGTATTATAATCATTTATAATGCCATCTATATAATTAATAAACATTGGATATTTTCTTACCATATCATTAAATATTTGGCCATATACTTCATTCAATCCCATACTTTGTTTGATTGTATTTATCATATTGGATATAATCTTTTCTAATCCATCTTCCTCTTCTTCATTGTCACTGTTATCATTATCGATAATTTCTTCTAGTTGAGTTAGCAATTTTTCTTTAATCGCCTTGTAATTTTGACTGCTCAATTTGTTTAATAAAATCTTAATTTCTTCGTATTTCTTATTGTTCCCCAATTCACGCTTGAACTCTGTTTTCTTAAACAATTCTTGTTTTTCCCATTCTTTCATATTTTGTAACGAGTTATTGCTATTTTGTTTTGTTAATCCTTGTCGTTGCTGTTTTTTATACCGACGACGATTGCTATAATATAAATTATCGTCAATGGGTGGTAATGTTTTAACATATTCGTCTATTTTATTCGTCAACACATCTATCGTATCAAGAACACTCTTTTCTAATTTGATCGATATATCACTAAACAAAATCTGTTCATAGTCATCCAACGAATAACACATCATTATAAACTATATATCTAACTGCGTTATTATTTATATTTGTTTCTGTATATATGCGTTTTAGTTGTATATTTTGTTTCAATGAATATATCATATGAATTCATTATGGAATACAGATACAAAACGACCCATTGATAAAAGCGTTCCTGACCTTTCTGTATTTAAATTACCCATTACATATTTAGATAAAAAACACCCTTTACCACATTCATTAAATCAGGATTTGGAACTAAGCACAACAACACCTACAAATGAAGTACATGAACGGAAACCAATGTATGATATTTTATTAACTCCTTCTAATGCTTTTTCACAAAAGATCCTTCCGTTTTGGAGTGAATATTTTACAAGTGACACGGATTTTTTGAAAGATACTCAAAAAATCATCAAACAAACTAATGCTCCCAACTCTTTCTCTGGAAAACCATTGAACACAGACTCTGTTATTGAAACCTGGAATATGTTTAAGCGTGATAATCATTTCTTGGAGACCTATTCCTTCATTGAATGGAAAGCATTTGCAGAACTTAATAAATCAAGCACATTTTTACAATTGTTATCTGTTCTACATATTACTTCTCCTGTTTTAAGTTTACTTATTCCCATATTATTCATGATTTTTCCATTTATTTTGTTGAAAATACAGCGAGTTCCTATTACGTTCTCCAACTATATCAATATACTAAAAAATATTGCCAAATACCATTTTATTGGTAAGTCCATACAGCAGATGTCGTCTTTTTCCTTTGACAAATTATTTTATTTCTTCATTACTCTTGGGTTGTATCTATTACAAATATATCAAAATATAGATTCTTGTTTACGGTTTCAAAGAAATATCAAGCGTATGCACTTGGCTCTTACCAACATGAATGGGTTTATAACAGGTTCTATTCAAAACATGACTTCTTTTGTTGCTTCTGCCAAACAATATACAACCTATCAACCATTTTGTAAAGACATAGAAGGACATGCTGCAACATTAACCAAATTACGTACTATGTTATCCAATTTACCTCCCCTTGAAAATTTATTTGTTCAGGTCTCACAAAATGGATATAGATTACGGTGTATGTATGAGATATACGAAAACAAGCAGTTAGAACAATCCTTGTTATATGCAATGGGATTTAATGGATATATGGATCATTTGTATAACATCAATACCCAGATTACGAAGCAAGCGTTATCCTTTGCTTCTTTTACCAAGAAATCTACTAAATTTGTTAAACAATTTTATCCTCCACATCATGGAGAAGAAAGAGTTACTAATAATGGAGACCTTGAAAAGAACATAGTCATCAGTTCTCCTAATAAGTCAGGAAAAACTACTTTTTTGAAAACAACCACACTGAATATCTTGTTTTCACAACAATTTGGTTGTGGATTCTATAAAAACGCACATATAAACCCATATACTCATATTCATACCTATTTGAATATACCTGATACATCTTCCAGAGATAGTTTGTTCCAGGCAGAATCCAGGAGGTGTAAAGAAATGATTGATGTTATTACAACACATCTTCCAGAAGACAATTATAGGCATTTTTGCGTGTTTGACGAATTATATTCTGGAACAAATCCGGAAGAAGCTACCAAAGCAGGTCTTGCATTTATTGATTATCTCGCTGGGTTCCCTCATGTTGAATTCATATTGACTACTCATTATTTCAAAATATGTTCCACTATTAAGAAACATCCGTGTGTTCAAAACTATAAAATGGATGTGCTAGTAGATGAAAAAGGAGAATTCAATTATACGTATAAACTTAAAAAAGGTATATCCAGATTAAAAGGAGGTATTCGCGTATTGAGAGATCTACAATATCCAGAAGAAATATTACAACGACTGAAGTAATCTAAAAACTACAAGATATAATTATTTTTCTAATTGTATCTTAAATGGGAAACTTTTTTTCAAGTGAATTGGTAGAAAAAAAAGAAGAACCACTTCTTTGTTGTGTCTGTAAAAAAAAATTTACATTCAAATGTTTACTTTGTAGTCAGTGTAAAGCCTATTTTCATATTACATGTTATTTAGATGATGGAACAAATAAACGTGGAATTTGTCCTATTTGTAAAAAATCAAATGACATCGATATTGTACATCCTAATTCTATTTCTTTTGAAATATAAAAATTTGTTCTGGCGGTTTATCATTTGCTAATACATATTTATTTTTATTATACATCGGGATCTTTGATTTAAATTTAAAGGACTCCTTTACTATGGTTTGCATATCATCCATTAACGAATAATGTTGTTTACTACTTACAGATGAACCATAATCAGATAAAATATAACACATACTTCCTTCTTTGCTTAATACCTTACTACATAATTCTACTGTTGGACGCCAGTATTTATTCAACCATTCAGTATAGTTTGAATAATTATTAATACTTTGCTCTTTACCAGGATACTTTTCCAAGGCAAAATAAGGAGGACTAAAAAAGATTAAATCGAAATGGTCTCTATACCTAGTTATAAAATTATTATCTTTGGCAAGTTTTTCTGATGGAATACATCGTATATCTTTTTTCACCGAAGGATAATAACGATGAATGAATTTATCTGTTTTCTTACACACAATGGGAATGACATCTATGCCTACATATTCTTTTACACCACTTTCCAATAACCCATATGCATACGATGTCCATCCGAGGGTAGGAGTAAACACAGATTCACTTTTAAATTTGCGCTTATTCAATGAAAAGGGAACATAAGGATTCATAATAGATGCTCTGAAATACATAGAGGATAAAACACTGCCAAAACGCCCTCCTTCTACGCCATCTTCACGTTTTTCTCTGCTTATTTTCCCCAAGGAATTCGGAGACAACAACTTATAATGGATTAAATATTCTTTAAATAACCCATCAATCGTATCCATATATGTAGGGATATTATCAATTCCGGATTGGGTCTCCTTGAGTATTTCTTTCCAATACATATTTCGGATAACATTCTTCAATAATGGTTGGGTATTGTTGTTAATATTATTCAAATACATTGGAACTAAATGTTGCCCAAAATGATGTTTGGTCTCATCCACATAAAGGGACATCTTATAAAACCGTGTTAAATACCCTATACGATTCTCCACCTCGTTCCACAATAAACGAACTTCTTCAGGTGTTCGTCCTTTACGCTGTACATAGTCATTTAACTTTTCTGGTTCTTTTTTTCCATTAATTACTACTTTACCGTTGTTCAAGAAACTTGTAAACGTCTCAGGATACTTTGTTTTCTCATAAAAAGAAAGAAAATCTGGTAAAGAAATATACAATTTTGTTGTCATTTACTATAGTATTGAGATAAATTATTTTATCTATTATTCTATTCTAATATTCTATAATTTTTATAGAATAATTATAGAAAGTTACTGAGCTAAGCTAATAAGCGTTTTCTAATTTGTACTCACGAAAATCGAAATTGGACATTTTAAAATGTCCATTTTTGAAAAATACAAAAATAAATTTTGCAAAAAGTTTAGAGCTTAGTGATTTTTGCGGGGTGGTGGTGCGAAAAGTGAAAAACGCTTATTTTTTTGACAGCATAAAATTTTTACTATTTTTTGAATTTTTCGTAAACTCGGTCAAAATCGGCGACTTTTTTGTCAGCATTATTTAGCAAAATGCTTACTCAAAAGTCGCAAAAAGTCGCTAAAAAATTTTACTGTAAAGAGTGTGATTATGAATGCTGTAAAGGTAGTGATTACAATAAACATATTTTGACACGAAAACATCTAATGCTGACCGGAGAGGTCAAAAATGCTGACGAAATGTCGCCAAAATTAGGGTTTACCTGCGAATGTGGAAAAAATTTTAAACATAAACAAAGCTTACATCGTCATAAAAAAACGTGTAATAAAACAGAGAATGAATGTAGTCATAAACAACTAGAAACATCAGTAGAAAAAGAAAATACAAACGTAAGACCCAGTCAAATCGATACAAATTTAGTTTTACAACTATTAAAAGAAAATAATGACTTCAAAACGTTAATTATGGAACAATCTCAGCAAATGAAACAAGTCCAATTAGAAAACAATGAACTACAGAAGCAGTTATTAGATGTTGTAAAAGAGGGCAAACTGGGAAACACTATTCATAACACTACAAATAATAATCAGCGATTTAATCTCAATCTCTTTTTGAATGAACAATGTAAAGATGCAATGAACATAGAAGATTTTATTGCCTCTCTTGAACTAGATGTTCAAGATCTAACAGAAACAAAGCGTTTGGGCTTTGTACAAGGCATATCAAGAATATTCGCGAATAAACTACGACAACTGGATATGTATTCGAGACCTCTTCATTGCACAGATTTAAAACGAGAAACAGTATACATCAAAGAAGACAATCAATGGGAAAAGGACAATTCATCCAAAGATAAACTACGTTCCATTGTAAATCGAGTTGCTCGAAAAAATTACCTACAATTATCCAAATGGCAAGAACAACATCCAAATTATATGACCATGGATACTCAAGAATCTAGTGATTTTATGGATATTACATGTACTGCATTAGGTGGGAAGAATGACGACGAAGATATTCGTTTCAGACAACGTATTATGAAAAACGTTTTAAAAGAAGTAACGTTAGAAAAGATAGGATAATCTCATGTAAAACAAATGGTTTAGATGAGAAAAATGAAAAAAATGATGTTATTACTTTTTATGATAGAACTTTCTTGTATGATTTACTGATCGCCCTGTGCATCAGTATTAGACTGACGCTTCTTTCCATCTCCACGAGCACCCTTACGCTCTGTATGAATGTGATTGCGAGTTTCACACATTAGCTCACCACCCTTAACACCAGTGATATTGATGGCCTTGAACTCGTGTCCACCCTCTGAAGACTTTGCCAAGTCAAACTGAACATACTCTCCCTGAACCAAATACTTATACTGGGAATTAGTCACAAGGATAGCTGAAAAGTGAGAGAAAATATCCTTCTCCTTATACTCACCATCACTTACAGTGATAAATCCATAACCGGCTTTGTTGTTGAACCATTTGACGCGACCCAATAGTTCCTTCGCACATACTTCTCCTGTAGTCTGACTAACCGCACTCATTGTATATACTAGTATTGCGTGCTATATTTATATCATTTTGACGAACAATTAGTCAAAATAGTTTGTTATAATGGAATAATAAGGTTGCTTATCGTATGACAATGAATATCCATACTCTAAATATTTCCGTATAGAATTGGGTAATTTGTCCATTGTTTTTATTTGTTCCCAAGATTTATGATGTTTGTGCCATAAATTGACTGGGTGCCGTAAATCAGACAATTCATAAGGATGGTTAACTTGTGGTGGATGTTGCCAAGGGGTTGTTTGATGAAGCAAATAGAAATACAAATAGCCTAGTGATAAAAGATCATCCCGTCTACTAATCGTATTCCCTTCTAATGCAAAATAGCTGGCATAGGTGCGATTTCCAACCAAATGTTCCTTGGCAAGATTTTCTTTGTGCTGATTGTGTTCGTCAATATAAAATATGGAGAGACCAAAGTCAATCAAATATAGCTCATTATTGGAGACCATAAAGTTTTCTGGTTTGAGATCACGATGTAGCACATAATGCGAGTGAATATATTCCAACATAGATATCATCTTTTTGAACAAGCGGTTGATTTGTTGTACTTCTAATGTTGTTTCTTGTAAATATACACTGAGATCACATTCATAGCATGGTAAAATACAACAACGAAATCCTTCGTGGAGACCATACCAAAATACTTGAGGGATAAAGTGACAACCTTCTTTGTATAAGTAGCGTAACATTTTACACTCGTGTTGCAGTAACATAAATGGTTGATTTAGTTGTTCCATCTTACATGCGACCTCTTGATTCTTTCGTTTATAGAGACCTTTGTATACGGAACTGAATTGTCCCTTTCCAATCAACTCTTGTAAAATATACTTGTTTTGTATTATTATTTGTTCGCTCATATTATAGTATAGAATATGT